AAGCCTACCTCTGGAGCCAAGGCGCGCTAACGGGCAACCTCGGCGGCGCGGATAGTCCACGCATCTATCCCGACGTTGCGCCCACGAGCGCGGCGCTCCCATACGTCGTCTTTCAGGAGCTACCAGGGGCAGAGCTTGAGCATCATGGCGGCGCGGCTGGGCTAGCGAACGTGCTGGTGCAGTTCAGCGTCTTTGCGGCCACCAGCATCAGCCGCGAGACGGTGGCAAAGGCACTGCGGGCGGAACTCCTAGGCTATCGGCGGGGCACATGGGGCACTGGCTCGAACGAGGTAGAGGTGCGAGCCGTGCTGTTGGACGGTGCGCCGTTCAGCACCTACGTTCAGCCGACGAATAGCAGTGAGGAAGGCGTGTATCAGTCCACGGTGACGTATCGCGTGTGGTACAGGACGGTAGCGCCGCAGTTCTAAGCGCGCAAGGGTTGCGCACGTAGGAGATTGGGTGTTTAGTTGACTTGGCTAGGGCCTGCAACCCGAAGAGCGGAATCCCGACCGCCTGCCAAGTCCATAAGTTTTCGGGAACGGTGACTCACGGGAAAGTCGCTCCGATAAGGGGTGACTCATGGCTTCACTAGCCTGCAATGTTTCGACGGGGCTGACGATTACGTTCAGTTCCGGCTTCTTCGCGCAGATTACTGATGTGCAGTGGTCTGGCATCACTCGACCAGCCATCAAGACCAGCCACATGGGGACCGCTGCGCCCGCCGCCGGCAAGTTCGGTAATGACACGTTCATTCCGGGCGACCTGTCGGACCCCGGCGAGTTGCAGGTGGAGGGGCATTTCAACCCCGACACGCTCCCGCCAATTGATGGTGCGGCTGAGACCTGCACCGTCAGCATCCCTGGCAGCGCGACGCCGGCAACGTGGGCGGGCTCCGCGTTCATGACCAACTTTGAGGTTGGGATGCCGCTGGAAGACAAGATGACTTTCACGGCCACGCTGAAGTTCAGCGGAAACATCACGAGGACGGCTGGAAGCTGAGCCGTAGCCGCAGTCGCCAGCGCAATCGGGCGCTGGCTTCGAAGGACGTGGAGACACTATGCGCATCCGCATCGACATGGACTACGACACGTACAGCAAGGGCGACGTGCTGGACGTGGAGGACAAGGTGGGGCATCCGCTCATCGGGATGGGCGTGGCGAGCGTGTTGGATCATGGGCGGGCACCTAGTGACAAGCCAAGGAAGGCGACGCGGACTCCGCCGAAGGACCCGCCGTTGCCAGAACCGACGCGCTAGGGCTGGCACGAAAAGTTTTCGTATCAGGTATTCGGGAGACTCGGGATGGCACAGAAGACACCACAGCAAATGGGAGCAATCGTAGACATGTACGCTCGCGCGCACAACAAGACAGCGGCCAACGACAAGAAGACGCGCCGCGTTGCAATCAAATTGTGCGAGCACCCGCTTATTCCGGGTGTGCCCGCAGTTGTTCCAGTGGACGCCGAGACTGGTGAAGAGTTGTATGGCGTTCGCAAGTGCGAGGTGGTGACGGGCTTCGAGGATGTCACCTTGCTGCGCATCGAACTGCTGCTGTTGGATGAGAAGTAATCGGGAAACTCAATCGGGAGATGAGGCATGGGAGTGTTGACGAAGGATGCGATTTTGGGGGCGGATGACATTAAGCGGCAGCTGGTGGAAGTGCCAGAGTGGGGCGGCTCCTGCTACGTCTCCGTTATGAATGGCAAGTCGCGAGACGCCTTCGAGTCTGAGATGGCCGGCGCGCGCAACAGCGCAAAACGCCTTGGTCGGAGTGTTGAAGAGGTTCTCACGAATTTCCGCGCGTCCCTTGTGGTGCGCTGCCTTGTGGACGAATCGGGCAAGCGTTTGTTTGCCGATAGTGATGTCGAACTTGTGGGCGCGAAGTCTGGCGCGGCTCTTGACCGCGTGTTCGAGGTGGCGCTGAAGCTAAACAAGCTCAGTAATGCGGACGTGGAGAACCTCACAAAAAACTGATTGAGCATCCTTGGCGCAAGTTCACGTTTGAGCTGGCGCTGGCGCTGGGGATGCCGAGAGAGGAACTACTGGCACGCACCGACAGCGCAGAACTTTCTGAGTGGATGGCATACTACCAAATCAATCCCTTCGGCGAGTGGCGCGCAGATCTGCGAAACGGAATCACGGCGGCAGTCATGGCGAATGCACACAGAGGCCGCGGCGCGAGAGCGTTCAAAGCCAAAGATTTCATCCCACAGTTTGACCGTCCCGAAAAGAAGACGCCAGCGCAGTTGGGCGCAATCTTTGATTTGTTCGCGCGCTCGCACAACGCGCGTTTGGGTGAGACGAAGAAATAGCTATGGCTACCGTTGCCAATCTCAACGTTTCAATCTCGGCGAGCACGTCTAAGTTTCAAAGTGGACTCGCTTCGGCAGGCTCTAGCCTCACTGCATTTGCGGCGCAATTCGCTGTCATCAACAAGGTTGTGGACATTGCGTTCAATGCGCTCGGGCGAGCGGCCAGCGGACTCGTGTCCTACGTGCAGGACGCGATGAGGGCGGTGGACGCCACAGCGAAAGTGTCTGACCGCCTAGGCATCGCCACCGAAGAACTGATTAGGCTCCGACACGCCGCCGAACTGGCTGGCGGCGGTGGCGAACAAATCGACATGGCGCTGCAAAAGATGAACGCCACGATTGGCAACGCCGTGTTCGGCAGTAAGAGCGCTATCGAAGCATTCACGCAGATTGGCCTTAGCGTCAACCAGGTTGCGGCGATGTCTCCAGAGCAAGCATTCCGCGCCATTGCCGACCAGATAAATAAACTTCCATCACCAGCAGCCCGTGCCGCGGCAGCCATGGACATCTTCGGCAAGTCTGGAGCGGAGCTTATTAACGTTCTAGCACTTGGTAGCGAGGGGCTGAAACAAGCTGGGGAGGACGCGGACAAGCTTGGACTATCATTGAATCGCGTGGACGCCGCGAAGGTTGAGGCGGCAAATGATGCCATCACCCGCGTGGGCTCTGCAATTTCCGGCGTGGCGAATGTGTTAGCCGTGCAACTGTCGCCGTTCATTGAAGAGGCAGCAAATCGCATTACTGCATTTGCAACATCTGGGGAGGGTGCTGGCGCAGCCGTGTCAACGGCCTTCGGGTGGATTCTTCGCACCGTTGCGCAACTGTCGGATTACGTCAATTTATTGGGGGCGGTGTTCTATTCAGTACGCGGGATCGCCACCACGGCGATTGCAGGCATGTTGGAGCCACTTGCATTATTGGCGCGCGGCATAGCTAAAATCATCAGTCTCGTGGACTCCGACCTTGCGAATAGCATCACCTCGTTCTTTGACGAAATGGGTAGTGGCTTGGAAATCGAGGCAAAGAAAGCCTTCGATACCGCCGCGGACATGTTCGAGAGTTTTAGGCGTGGCGATAATGCAAAGGCCGTAGACGAGTTTCTAAAGGGCGTACAGACCCGCGCCGATGCCGCCGCAACGGCGGTGGCGAGCGTAGCGAAAGCACAATCACAGGTTGATGTTGGCGCAGTAACAGCGCTCGCAGACATGAACGCGCCGGCAGAAAAGGAAAAGAAGACAAAGGAGCGCGATTTTGGCGGCTCATTCCGCGCGGTGGACGAACGCCTAATCAGCGTCGAGGGGCTGCGCCGTCAGACGCGAGAGGTGCAGGAAGTTAAATCGCCGCAGATTGAGAAGTCTAACACGCTACTTCAGAAGATTCTCGACCAGGGCGCGGACAGAACGGCGGTGTTTGCGTAATGGCTACGATAACGAATGACCTTGTAGATGGCCAGATCACCAGCGGCCCCGACGGGCTGACGCTGACGCGCGTAGCTTTGGTGGAGGGACTTACCAGTAACGCCGACGAGCGCATGCTGGAAGCCATAACCGTTACCGGCATTCCACGTCGCGGTGATTTCCATCCCTCTATTGCCGGGCTGGCCGTGGCGAGCGTGTCCGCCGTGCCAGTGGGTGCAGGCCAGGCGCGCGTCACCATTACCTATGGTGTCTACAATGTCACTTTGAATCCGCCGGACGAGTCTGCTCCGCCACAAGTCACGGTTGGCTCTACGGTGCAGGGGGTTGAAACCAACCTCGATGTTGATGGTAACGCTATGAAGCTGGACTTTTTCGTAGCCGACCCAGACGAGAACGGCAACGTATTTTATCGCCAGGTGGAATATACGGGCACCGTTTCCAAGCAAGATCCGCAGACGGTGGCGCGCTTTTCACGACGTGAGCCCTTTGCGCCGCTAACAAAGTCTAAGACTTATGTTGGCAAGATGAACTCTAACGCATTCTTGGGCGACCCGCCACGCTACTGGCTCTGCACCCGCATTGAGGGGACATCGAATGATGGCGGGTTGACTTATCAGGTGGAGTATGAGTTCCAGCGCAATGCCTCGACGTGGGATGTGACGATAGTTGGTATCGACGATCAGACTGACCAACCGCCGGACCCGGCAGACGTGGTGCCAGGGCAGGGTGAGACAAGCTGGAAAGAAACGTTCCAGATTTACGAAGAGGTTGATTTCAGTGGATTGAACCTTGTATGAGCGACGCCACCACGCCAATTACTCGCGTACAGCGCGCCGTGCCGAAAGAGCCGCTGACAGCGAACAAGTACAACCAGCTTACTGGCGCGCTGAATCGCGCGTCGAACGGCGTGAAACCGCCGCAACAGATTATTAAGAAGCGCACGGGGACTAGCGCGGACGCAATCCCTACGCGCGCGCGCCTCGTGCTGACCGACGCAGATACGGCGATGTTTGGTGAGATAGAGGTTGATGGCGAGACGGCGCTGGATGGCGACTATGTGCTAAGAACTGCGGATGACGATGCAGACGGGATGTATCAGGTCAAAGAGGCGGCGTTGTGGGTGCGAGTGGGGAAGTTGAATGCGGACCATGGCAACGACAAAGCGCCCGTCTACGAGCACGGAACCGTGATTTCGATTTGGGAAGGTGATAGTGCGCCAACGCAGTACATGGTGACGCGCGACGACGTTGAGGAGGCGTAACGATGGCTACGAAATACTTCTTGGGCACCGCGACCACCGTTGCGCAAGTCGCAACCATTACGTTCGGCACCTACGACACATCAACCACACGCAGCATCACTATCGGCGGCGTGTCAGTGAGTAGGGCTGACTCTGGCGGCACGCTTACAGCCGCGCTTACGTCGCTGGCCTCAGATCTCAACGCCAGCACGCACCCCTACTTCTCCGCCATCACGTGGAGTTCAAGTGCCACGCAGATTACGGGCACAGCCGACACGGCAGGCGTGCCGTTCGTGATGACGGGCGCGGTGAGCGGCGGCACGGGCACCGTGTCCGACAGCGGCGCGATGACGACCACTACGGCAGCCGCAGGCCCAAACATCTGGAGCACGGCAAGTAACTGGAGTGATGGCGCGGTGCCGACCGGTTCCGATACCGTCATCATCAAGGACATCGACACGAATATTGTCTATGGGCTGGACCAGTCGAGCGTCACGCTGACGCTGCTGAACATCCACAAGAGCTACACGGGGAAGATTGGCCTTGACCGCACCGTGTTCGCCACGAGCGCGGATGGTGAAACGTCTAGCGCGACGGCAAAGCCGGAGTACCGCGACACGTACCTGAAGATTTCGGCAACCACGCTCAAGATCGGCGAGAACTACAGCCAGAGCACGCCGAACGGCTCGCAGCGCATCAAGATTAACTTGGGCTCCAACGCATCAACCACGGAAATCTACGGCACGGCGCAGTCCTCGTCTGAGACTGGGTTGCCGGCGGTGCGGTTGCTTGCCAACCACGCGAGCACAGCCGTCTACGTGCGCTCGGCTCCTGGCGGCGTCGGCATCGCCGTGGATGCGCCCGGCGAAACATCCACCGTCAGTCTCGTCTCCGTTTCCGATACAACGACGGCAAGCCGCGTCTTCACTGGCGCTGGCACGACGCTAACGACGTGGGCGCAGAACGGCGGGAACAACATCCAGCAGGCCGCCGCAGGCGTGACGACGAACACTATCAACGGCGGCTCACTGATAACGGAAGGTTCCTACGCCGTCACCACAACGACGCTCAACGGCGGCACGCTAACAAGTAACAGCACGGGCACTATCACAACGCTGAACCTCAACGGCGGCACTGCGGACTTCCAGCAGAGCAACCGCGCGCGCACTGTGACGACGCTGAACCTCAACTCAACGGCAGGCCACGGCGGCACGCTGAAGGCTGACGGCTCAGTCCTTACCATCACGACGCTCAACGACGCGAGCGGCAAGTACACGATTGCGGTGAGCTAATGGCAACGCGGGATGTGTTCAGGGAACTACAGAGCGGCTACACACGAGTGACGTGCTCGGACTGGCGCATCTTAGACCAAGACGCGCCTAGTACGGTGCCAACGTCTAAGCCTACAACTTTCAATCCCATGTTTAAGTCCGATACAGCGGACAGCTTTGACGGCTCGGCTGGCGGCAAGAAACTTCTCGTGAAGTTTACCGAGCCTATAGCATCGCGAACGGGTTACCGCAACAATCTGCTGTGGACCTTTGCGGGCAACACAAACACGACCCTTCAAGCTCGAACGGTCGTCACGTTCAGTGATGCGGCGAGCCATCGAGCAACGTTGATTCCGCGCTTCCGCTTCATCACGGCGGATTTTGACGCCTCCACAATCACGTGGACAAATCACTCCTCATCATTAACTTTTGGAGCGACGCATTCCATAGTCATTGCCTCGGCCACCAACACGGGCACATGCCCTATAGGCAACTCACTAACGTGCGACACCCTGCTATGGACGTTGCACGGCTTCATCACGACTGGCGGACTTACGATTTACGGCTTCGTCTTCGACGCGAAGGGGCAGGTGACTGGCACTCCGTCATCGTTCTCTTGCTCTCACGTAATTATGTCCACGGCGGCGACGGGGCCGGAAGGGGTGTTCTACCAGCAACAGGCGGGAACGTAGCGTGCGCTGCCACATTCAAAATCTCCATCCCCGTAATCGTGTCCATTCCGTGTCCGGTTTTTCTGCCAGTTAAGGACAACGGCGCACAGCGGCGCGCCGCCATTACCTATGAACGTTGTACGGCGATGTATGACGATATGCGTAGGGTATATTTTCGTAAAGCATAGGTCCTGGGTTCAAATCCCAGAGATGGCTTTCCCAAAACACCTATGAAAATCGTCACTTTTTACGCCTCTTTTGCGGCTTTCGGCGTGTCCGGTTTTGTGTCCGGTTTTTGCGCTTACCCCTCTCCAGCCCGCTGAAGTCTAGTGCGTTCACCGCCGCCTTGTTGCCGATGAGCCCGTACCCGATGTAGTGGCGGTGCGCGACTTCCAGCGAGTGGCCGAAATAATTTGCATACTGAATCATCGACATTTTTGGAGCGGCTGCGCGGGCGGCGGTGCGTCGTAGTGCTTGTAGGCTGACGTGCATAGGCCAGCCGTTCGCCTTTCGCAGTTCGCCGAACTGCTCGAACGCTCTGTAGTAGTTGAAGCGGTACGGTAGCAAGCCGTCGAGTTCGCGACGTAGCCATTCGTTGAGGTGGATGGTGCGCTCGCGGCGCTTGCCGAATACCTTCATCGTTCCCGTCTTTGCGTCGAGGTCCTCGGGCTTCGCGCGCGTGGCTTCGCGCGGACGCAATCCAGCGCCTAGGCACAGCAGAATCACGGGCCGCAAGTCACCGGCTGACTCGGCCAACACAGCCCGCACCTCTTTGTCGTTCAGGTGCGGCTTCGTGCGCGACTCGACGGGCGGCAGATCCATATGCAGCGCCGCCGCCGGGTTGCTCTCCCAGTGCGCCTTGCCCGTCTTGATGAGCCACGTGCAGAAGCGACTTATCGCGAGCTGGTCGGAGCGCACCGTCAGCGCCGACTTACTGGCGCGCGTGCCAAGGTAGGCTTGAACCGTGGCGGACGCTTCGCGGCGTGGCAGAGTGGCGAATACCACATCCGCAGAGTGCGCGGCGAACTTGCGGAGGCGGCTGCGGGCGCTCTGCGTTGGCGGGCGCTCCGTGATGTACGATTCCACCAGCGCCGACAGCGGCTCGGTGAACTTGGCGGGCTGGTCCTCGGCCATTTGCTCAACGATGCGGCGGGCGACTGCGCGGGCGGCGGTCTCCGTGTCCGCATCTGTGCCGCGATGGTATGGCTTGCCCTTGAATGAGAAGCGCGCGTAGTAAGGGCTAGCGGCGTGCTTGCGGTAGAGCATCACGCGCACGCGCTTGCGCGGGGTGTGGACGTGGAAGGAGGTCATGCGGCATGCCCCTTGAATAGTGGTACATTGCACAAGGGAGGTGCCGCATAAATGGCTAAAACGAGGCGCGGGCGTGCACAAACTGTGAAAAAAGGTTCGTTTTCCGGTGGAATGCGCAGGCGTTCTAGCCGTATTATTAGAGGCATAAGGGGCGACGCAATGAAATACAGATACATGGTGACGCTCAGGCCCGATCCTGAAACAGAGGGCGTGTTCTTGGCTGAGGTGCCAGCATTGCCGGGTTGCCACTCATGGGGGCGCTCGCGCGAAGAGGCGATCGCCAACGCGCGCGATGCCATTCTGTGCGTGCTACGTGATATGAAGGCGTCGAAAGAACCTATCCCACAAGACGTGGAACACTCCGAACAAGAGGTTGCCGTCTGAGACCAAAGCCTAGCACGCCCGCTGCGGTTGAGCGGGTTCTCCGAAAACTTGGATTTGCCGCCGCCGAAAAACGCGGCGGCTCTCATGTTCGGTGGAAACACCCAGACGGCAGATGGACGGTCATTGCGTATCATCCCGGCGACATTCCGCTTGGCACGCTTCGTAAAATCTGCGCTGACATCGGACTTCCAATCGAGCAGTTCAACGACATGGTATAATCGGCGTGGGGTCTCAATCTGTCTCAGCAGCAAGGGGTGTCTTCGGTAGCGACACCCTTTTCTGTTTGATGGCTACTTCGTCGCCTCCGCGTCCGTTTGTATCTCCACGGGCTTGGCGTCGTCACCACGCACAATTTCCTTCACGTTGTCCTTCGGGAATTTGCGCCATTTGCCCGCAACGTCCTGAAATAGATACTCGCCATTGATTAACATGTCGCGCTGGGCCTGTAGTTCAGTGCCGTCGTGGAAGAGGACTGTTATTAGCGGCGTAGCGTCCTGCTGTGTTGTCGCCTCCTCGCCTTGAGGCACATTCGTTGTCGCCTCGCGCTCGGCTCGTGCAGCCTGACGCTCAGCATGTGCTAATAGCTCTTTCTGGCGGCGCTCAGCGCGCGCAATGGCAGTGCGAGCATCGGAGACGCTCTTGCGGTGCTTGTTAATCTGCGCAGTGACTACGGCCAGTTCATCGGATGCTTTAGTTAGGGCGTCTGCCTTCATGTTGACGCCCCACTTGGCATTCTCGGCACGCTCTTTTGGGTCTTTGATGCGACGATTGTAATCGAGAGCAGCATCGTATGACTCGCGGCACTTATCTCGCCTCTGAATTAGCCGACGCTCTTCTGGTAGCAATTTCCTAAGGGACTCCTCCGCAATCTTAATATCTATTAGGGCGTCGCGAATCTGACGCTCCTCCTTCGATTCTGTGGCCGCGAAGCACAGCACCGCAACGAGAGACGTGGCCAGCATAGTACACCTCCTATTCAAAATTGTCTGGGTCCTTCATTATCTTCCTCACGATGCCTACCACCACCAGGCGGTCCTCAGATGTCACCTCGATTGATTCGGCGCTGCGGTTGTCACCAACAAGAATGATTTTGAAATTGGACTTCGCGCGCGGCGGGCGGTCGTACACCATCATTCGCTTTAGCACCGGATCGGCGTCGTTGACGCTGGCGCACACGAGTTTCTTGTGAAGTGTCTTCCAGAACTTCTTATCGGCGGGGCCTACCACGTCGAGCGCGTCGAGTACGTGATGGACATGCTCCACAACGCAGATGTCACCCTCATTGGCTGTGGGCTTCATGGATTGGCCGATAACCCGCAGGCAGTAATGGTTCTGCCGGCTGTAGCGCACATCCACCATTTCGGTGCCTTCGGCCCTGGCGAAGGTTGGCTTTTCATCGGCGGCGATCTTGTTGACCACTGGTAGTTTGTGCATCTGCGGTATCTCCACTCGTTGATAGTTTGACTTCTTTGGCGCTACCACATCCTCCACCGTCAGCTTCCTAGGCATTGCATCCTCTTTCTCCCCCACGTCTGCCCGCCCCATGCCGAGTGCTTCTTTGATCTTGCGCTCCACCTCGCGACTTTCAGAGACAAGGTAGTCGCGCGGAACATCCAAAGCATCGGCCACGTTCTGAAGCGTACTTAACTCTGGTTGTTTGCCGCGCCACCATCCCGAAAAGGTTGTTGGGCTAATATCTGCACGCGACGCTAGGTCCTGAAATTCCCATCCACGCATCGCCAGCGCGACCAAAAGTCGCCGCCGCAAAGTTTCCGCATCGAGCATAACTTATGAAACTACCGCCACTTAGTGCGAAATAGCCAATAATTTTTTGTAAAACTAAATTGACTTTAGTTATAAACGAAGTAAGTTTAGCTACGTAAGAAACAATTATTCCTACAACTTAGAGGCTCAGGACAGATGACCCTCAACGAACACCGCAAAAGCCACGGTTGGAGGCTTCGCGAAATCGCCCAGCGCTCGCGCTATTCCACGAGCTACATCGGGGCGATTGAGCGCGGATACCGACCGCCAGTGTGGGCTTACGAGAGGCTCGCGCGCGCCTATCGTCTGAGCGTCGAAGAGTTCCGCGCGCATGTGGGAGGGGGCAGTGAAAAGAACGTCGCAGGAGTGCAGCACTCTTCGTGAGTACCGCGAGCAAGTGTTGCGGCTGCCGCAGACGGAAGTAGCGCGGCGCGCGAAGAAGACGCAGGCATGGATAAGCATGGTGGAAAGGACGGGGCACCTTCCCCGCCCTTGGAACCGCGAGCCGTTGCTGAAGGCTTACGAGTTGATGGATTCGGAGGAGGAGCTTGTGCGGCTGATTGAGAACACGGCACGAACCGCCGCCCTCCGCCGGCCCGCCGCCGCGGACGTTCCCCTCTTCGCGCAGCCCAACATCGACAACAAGACGGACGGGAAGATGGCGTGGTTGTACCCAGAGGCTGCGGTGCTCGGCCAAACTGAAATCGACCGAATGCAGCAGCGCATCCGCCGCATCTGGAGGCAGGCATGAGCCCCCAAGACCTCTTCCTCCGCGCCATTGACGCGCGCATAGACGAGAAGTTGGCGCAATTGTACGCGCTGACGCCACGGGCGATGCGCATCAATCGCGGGTTCACAACGGAGCAGTTGGCGGAGAAGGCCGGCGTGCACCCCAACACGGTGCGCAACATCGAGGCGGGACAGGAAGCGACGGACGAGACGTTGAAGCGGCTCAAGCGAGTGATGGGGGAGTTGTACGTGCAGGTGGTCTGCAAGAAAGCAGTTTGACCGTGCGCGCGACGGCGAAGAGGCGGGCGGGATGATGCAGACGAAAGCGGAACGGCACAGACAGCGATTTCGAGGCACTTACAGAAACTACACCATTCACGTTGCAGAGGGCATTGCATGTCCAGTGCAAACCGCTTCGGTGGCACCATGCAAACTGTGCGGACAGAACACTCCGCTTCAACCATGTGATGCGTGTGCGGGAGATTGGAAATGGATGCTGACTCTCGACATGCAAATTCGAAGGAGGCTACGAGGTGAGGACGCCAAAAAACAAGCCGAGCCCATTTGCGGAAATGATGCGACGCCTGGAGGACGTGCAGGCGGGCTTGGCATCGGGAACGATGGAGCCGAAAACAGCGAACGCCATCACGTCATCGGCGCGAACGTGGCTGGGCGGAATCAACACAGCGTTGCGAGTTCACAAGGCGGCGGTTCCAGCGGTGAAGGCGTTGTTAGAGTCCTAGATGCAATCTCGCCAGAAGCATGGGCCCGCATTCAGGACGCCTTGGACTTTAGTCCGAAAGCCATTCGAGCGCGAATAAAGGCGGAAAAAGAGCGCGCGAAACGGGGCCGTTAACTCTCGGGTCGGTTCGGTCGCAGTACCACAAAAGTGTCAAACGGGAAAACCTATGACAACCACACAGCAAACCCCCTCCAACCGACCCGAGAATGAACGCAATCGGCGCGCGATGCACCCCGTCGCCAAGATGGCATTTGATACAGGATGGCAAGCCGCGCGCGCGCAAGCCGAGTCCTACCGCGCGCTGCAAGACTGGCTTGAGCAGTACACCGAGATTTCAGAGACGCGCCCCAACGGGCGCATTGTGACGCACACCTGCAAGCGCATCCGCCTGGGCGAGCGCGAATGTACGCCGACGGGCCGCGAGGTTGCGGCGTGTTGGGATGGGGACGGGCTGCTCGTGTTTGAGCGCGGCGTGCCGGCGAAGCTGAGCGCGTTCAGCGACGAGGAGCGGTGGGAGATTGAGGATGTGATGGAGAGGGAGCGACGCTGATGCTGTGG